AAGTTTATCATATTCGTATTCTAACCTCTGTGCAGCTCTCATATTTTCTTGATCAGCTCTAAATTTAGTTTCTTCAGCTTTTCTTTGTAAGTCCATAGCTCTTAAATCAATCTCTTGTTGTTTTAATTTCACTAGTGGATCTTCTTTGTTTTGAGCAGCGCTTTCAGATTGAACTAACTCTTGTGTAATACGCGCAGCAACTTTTGCAACCTCAGCATCAAACATAATTTGGAATTGTTGAGGATCTTGTTGTGCCATCTGTGCCATTTCAGGATTTTGCATAACCATTTGACTTACTTCTGCTTTAGCTTTGTAAGAAATGTGATCTGAAATGTGCGATTGCAGTAAAGCATACACCTGAGGGTTAATCTGAACCATTCTAGATTGCATAAATGCCATGTGTGCCTGTAAATGGGCATCATGATCTTGAAATTCAAACACTGTAAGCAGTCTCATTTGCAGTGCACGTGCATTTTCCTTTGCCGGATCTAAAGGTTCTGGTTGTTTTGGTGGTGGTTTTAGTAAAGCTTCAATTTGTTTTGTGCCTAATGCCTCATAAACCCTTCTGTAGGCTTCGTGAAGGTTGTGCATTCCAGGATTTGAGCTTGCAATTTGTAATTGTGTCTGTGCAAGAGTCACTCTTTGAGCCATTGACATGATATTTGGGTCAGCAACAGGTAAAATATCGACTCTTTGGTCAAAATCTTGTGCTTTAATCGTTCTAGGACCACCGTAGACATCGTATGGATACTCTGGAGGTAGTGATTCACCACAAATTCTTGCTAAAATTTTAAATTCTAATCGCATTGCATAGTAACAACGCTTGTGAACACCACTCATTACACGACTTCCACGTTCCATTAGCGCAATTGTAGTACCAACTGCTCTGTTTTGAACGTCATTACCAATGTTTGAATCTGTTATTGCAGCAAATTTTTGTCCTGCTTGTACTACAAAACCTAAAAGGTTGTATAAAGTAACACTTGGTTCAGTAAATGGTAAGTTAAAAAACTGATCTCTGATGTTTCCACCAGGTGCATCTACATCTCTAAACTCTCCTGGTTGTATTGGTTGATCATCATCTCTTACTCTAATGCCTCTAGACTTAAATCCTGCAGGTAAATTCTTTAAAGTTCCTGCATCGATTAATTGTCTTAGCGATTGAGTAGCCGCTTGAGACAAACCACCAATCATGTGAGTTAAACCAAAACCATAAAAACCTAATCCTGGTAAAAATTTGTAATGAACAAAGTATTCAATTCTAGAATACGAAATATCATCAGGTCTATAATTTCTGTAAATAGATAAAATTTCACCTGAACCTTCATCAACAGTTACAATGTAAGGTATTTTTATTTTCTTAGCTTTGTCATCAAAGTTTTCATAATCATCTAAATTTAAATCTACATGCATTTCTAAAATAGTATGCAAGTAATCATCACCTGTTCTTTTAATTCCTTCTAACTGATTTAATTTTTTCTGAACATCATCCGGTTCTGAATCCGATTCAATCAATTCTATGTCTCTATAAAAACCTGCAGCTTGTTTTTTAATCACCTCGTTTTGAGTCATTTTAATGACGTGAGTAATTCTTTCACAATCTTTTAAATCAGATGCATAATAAGGAACCACTAAATCTTCTGCAGGAATAAATTTAGATACAGGTCTATCTAACATTGCATCGTAATAAACTTTTTTAAATGTTGAACCCGATAAAGGTAAATAAAATAACATCTGATCCATATCAGTTGTGTATTCTTCCATCTCCTCCATCAGCAGGTAATTCATATAATCTTTAACACGCTCTGCTTGTTGTTCTGTTTGTGGTGTTTGTAATCCTACGACCTGTGTTCGTACAGGACCATCAGAGGGCACTAATTCTTTATATGCTTGTGCTTGGAACTGTGTTACGGATTCAGCTAATAAGGGATGCGTGACACCGGAAGCTCCTTTAAATGGTTTGGTTACTTCTTGGTATCTAGTGCCTAATAAATCTAAGCCTTTGATGTATGCGTCTTCCCATTCTTTTCTAGATAATTTATCTTTTTTATATTCTTGAGTTAGTTCCTTAGCCATATCTTTTAGGACTCTCTCGTCCATGTTCTCAGCTAAGTTTGCATTAAAATCGTCTTGAGGTCTTTCTTCAATTTCTTCTTCACCCTCCACCATAACTTCTGGCGGTAATCCGTCTGGTTGTTCTACAACCGTTTCTTCAATTTTATCTTCTTCGGTAAAGGTTTCGTTATTGTTTTCTATAGCCATGTTTAATTGTACCTTATTGTTTTAAATAAATCTACAACAAGTCCTCCCTGTGACTTGTAGGTTTTTTGTGTTGATCTCATTAGTGGAGACACTTTAATCGCAAATGCATCAAAATACAACCTTGGATCATTAGGTTCCATAAATTTAAATCCTTCACGAGTTATCTTGCTTAATTCATCTGACTCAGCACTTTTGTGATATTCACTTTTAATCTTCTTACCTTTTAATGGGTGACTATCTGGATATTTAAATTCATCTACTCCAATCTGTTTATAAGGCTTATACGGATCCGATAAAGATATTTTTGTAGGTCCTGCTTTTGTATTATAAAATCTAGCAACCTTACTCATAACATCTGGTAAAACTGCTTTGCCTTTTTTACCAATACCTTTACCATTTGCATAACCGTAAAATCTTTCGTTACCTTCTTTGAAGCCTTGTCTAAAACTTAATTTATCAAACGGGGCAACGGCTACGTAATCCACATTCTCTCTCGCTGCTTTTTGTAATAAATATTTTACAGCATGGTCTCCATAAGCATCAGACTCTACCAATGGAAAGTAATCTTTAACTTTATCATCGTAGCTTTTTGAAGTGGTTAGTCTTTGTAATTTTTTATTGACATCATCTAAACTAGACTTGATCGCGTTCACCGAACCAAAGTTATTAGATTCAATTGCTTTGTTCAAATCGTCCATCATCTGGCCTCTTCTATTAATCAATAGGTTCATTTCTACTTCAGCATTAAAAGGATTTATTCTTCTCTCTCCTCCTATCTGTTGAGCCTTGGTTAAAGCTTTTGCAATACTTTGGTTTACGTCTGATTGTATTTCATTAATCATAAATACTTTTTTGCCATCAGGAGTAAATCTTGTGTCGTATCGAATGTGATAAATATTGTTAGTATCGGGTAGCACTTCTGCAAAATGTCCACCTTTATTTCTTACACTTCTGTTGGTGACAATATCTTCAGGTAAAGTAAAAATAGTTTCTCTGTAATCATTACCGCCTTGTAAAGTATAATTACTTTCACTACCATAATAAGTTTTTGATTTTCTTAATGGCATAGCTTTTTCATTGATCTCACCAATAACTTTATTTAAAAGTTTTTGATCTTCAGGATTCATATCCGAAAGACGTTTAGCTGTCTTGTTAATAGTTTCAAGAGCTGCTTTTTTATAACTCTCTCCACCTGTTAAATAATATTGAATGTCATCTAAATCTTCTTTGATCGCTATACTATCTTTGTATTTAACTTGTAAATCTTTTACAGAATTTTGAGCATTCTTAGCAACCTGTGTGTAAGCTTCCATAGCACCTTTGGGTGTACCAAGTTCTATAGCTTGTAATCTATTTACTGGATTTAATTTTAACATAGCTCCCACTTCGTTAGCATCGAGCTTTAGACCAAATTTCTTTGCTGCGTACAACAGGCCACCTGTTAGGTCTCCTGCTTCATTGAACACTGCTACGTTGGAATCGAATAATTCTTCTTTGGATACATTAACCTCTTTACCAACAAAGGGACCTGAATCATATTTAAAACGTTTCTGTTCTCTAATAGTTTTTTGTGCAGGCTGGCCAAATATTTTAAAATTTATTTTTCTTGTTGAAGTTAAATGGTCAATCCATTCATCAGCATCATACTTACCCCGACCTTTTCTCATTACCCAATCATAAGTAGATGAACCAAAAGCAGGTGCAGTATCATCACCCATTTGTAATGGTTTTGTTTTCTTTAAAACAATTGGTGGGTTTCTGATTTCTTGTATAGCTAGTTCTTGTCCGGTAGCCTGTGATGGCGTAGGTTCGTACGTTATCTGTTTTGTTTGTTGTCCGGTAGCCGGTGTTGCTGATCCCTTCTTACCTCGAAGTAATCTCCGACCAAGGCCAAGTAAATTTCTTAGGGACATTGTCCCTCCTTAATACATTTTTGTAGGTCTTGTTCTACCTAGTTTGCAGCCTCTTGCTTTGACCATTGTTCCAGATTTATAACCCATAGGCTTGTTCATCATGCCACCACCCATTTTACCTATAGCAGGTTTTGGAAGATAACCTGGAGTGCCTGCGTATCGTCTAGCTTTATCTCTTTCAGAGTCAATAAAGTTTCTTCGTCTTCTAGGTGCTGCTAAAGGTCTTTCACCTTTCATGTCATGAACCATAACTTCAGAATCTTTTCCTCTAGGAACAGCTGTTGGTTTTTTAGGGTCACCCATATCAGCGCCACCGCCTCTGTTATATTTCTTAGCCATACCACCAACCATTTTTTTAGTAGAATATGTTTCTCTTCTAGCTTCTTTTAAATCTTTCATAGTCATATTTTTTCTACCTTCAGCGTCTACGTTTGCTCTAGCATTTGTATAAACTTCTTTACTTGAGACACCGCCTACTAAATATTTTTCAGGATATATTTTTTTAGCCATAGCTTTTATTCCTGCTTCCGTTTCTCTAAATTTATTGATCATTTCACCGAAAGAATTTTTAGTTTCTTTAGGTCCAGTAAATTTTTGTTTAGAATCTTTTATTTTAAAAATTTCATCTGCACTTAGTCTTTGTCTTTTATTTTTTTCAATATCAGATGATGGAAGAGAAGCTCGACCTTGTTGTAATGGTTTTTTTGTTGCACCTAAGGGTCCTGTACCTACAGAATATTTTTTAACTGAACCACCAGCCATTTTTTTATCTTCTTTTTTCATTTTAGATTTTAAAAGTTCTTTTGCACCTAATGCAGCTCCTGCTATACCTAAAGCAATTTTTCCGTATCTAGTTGTCTTAGCTGCATTTAAAATATTTTTAGGACTTGCTAATTCCATTCTTCTTTTAATGAATTGACCTTTTTCAGTTAGTGTTCTTGTATCTCTACCACCAGTTCCCGAACCTTTGCCACCGGCAGCACTAGAAACTTTTGGAAATACTCCAATAGTTTTATTAAAATTTTTAAAAAGTTTTTCTCTTCTTTTTATAAACTCACCTCTATTAGCTTTCATCATTCCACCACCCATTTTTTTAACTTTAGCTTCATCTCTGTTCTTAGCAGATTTATAATCTTTGTATTGTTTAGCAGCAGCGTATGCAGCAGGTACCAACAT